CTTCTTCTAATGTCATGATTGTATTAGAAAAATCACCCAATTTTTGAGATGATTGCTTGATCATGTTATCAGAGATGAATTTTGTCGTACTGGGTCTTAAATATTGAGAAGGATTCATACGATTTTCAATCATTTTTTGCAATGCATTCTCATCATGGGCAGATAATATCATATCCAGGGTATTGTTATAGGCCTGTTGAATAACTAGACTCACAGCACCATGATCTCCATCCTGATGGATATCCGTCCAGAATAAAAATCCGCATCCAAAAATCCATTTATAATATTTATGTTCAAATTTGTGCCTGACATCTACAATTTTCTTGGTTTTACAAAAATTTGCGATACGAATCATCCATTCTAAACTGGGTAATATATGATAACCGTAGGTCGATTTCTCAATGATCGTTTTAACTTTATTCAAAACTTCAAGAGTTTTTAAAATTCCATTAAAAGTTGCATCAGGGAATAATTTGAAAATAATATTAGGCAAGATGGAGGGTATATAACGGATTGCTGATTTTTGAAACAATATTGCTTGTGAATCTGAAATATCGGATGCTTGTTGTAATTGCAAATAGTAATGATGAAATCCTCCCAACATTCCTTCCTGTTTTTCAAAATAACCCTGATTTCGAAAAACATGGATGCCGATAATCGGTGTTCCCTGAACTAATCTTTCACTTTTCTTGAATAATTCTTTATGAAATTCATCATCGATATGATTCTTGAAAAAAACTGGTTTAATACCATTCGATAAAACGCACAAATATTTCATCCGATGATTACATTCATTACAACGATATTTATGACGAATCATCTTTAGTATTTCTTTTTTATATTCATCTCCAGAATGTACAAAAGCAATTGGAAATCGTTTTCCTTTATTATTCATCCATGTTATATCATCATTCGGTAATGATGATAACGATGAAACAATGTCTTTGTATTCCATATAGAATATCTGTGAAACAGATCAACGAATCGCTATAAGATAAAAGGCAATATATAATCATTTTCGTCATTATTTTTTGTTTGTATATTTTTTTCTTTTTGTTTTGGGATGTGAGCGACATACGGATCGATTTTTTTTTCTTTAATCATGTGTCGTTCTTTTTTTTGAATTTCTTTCAGAGCAAATTTTTGATAGTCTATATATTCACCACAATTTCTCCACCTGCCCAAAGGAACTCTTTTGATCGTAAAAAGTTGTTTAAAAATATTCATACCAACTACTCTAACAAATTTTTTTTTTTTCATCATCAATTTTTGTAATTTAAAAAATTAAAAAGTAATATTCCAGTTTAAAAATTTGATTTTTATATAAAAAATGCATTCTTTATTATCTCCTGCTGATAAATCAAATAACCTTACGAATAATTCGCCGCCAGATTTCAAATCGACAAAAGAACCTTTAGATTTAGAAAATCTGAAAGCGGCGATGGAAAAATTATCTCAAAATATTACATTTACACAGGTGGATAGATATTATGCCGATCCCCCACAACATAATCAAAAAATAGCCCTCGTATCATTCGTACCTTCTAGTGGAGCCAAACCCGATAAAGATAATATATATGGTATGATGAAGGTACGTGGTATTTATGCAACTGAAGAAGAAGCAAACGAAAGAGCCGAATTTTTGATAAGGAATGTGGATTCCTATCATGAAATTTTCCATGCTTTTGTCGGAAGACCTTTTCCAGTAACAACATCCGATAGTTATACGAGTGATATTAAAAAAATAGATATCCGTCAAAAAACAACCGATGTGATAAGTGAAGATATTCTGAATAAAAAGAGACAAGAGAAAAATGAAATGTTGGAAATCAAAGAACGAGAAAAAAAATTATTAGATGAATCAAAACGGGCACAGGCGGGTGAACCAATGGATTTATTCGAAGAATACATCACGGAAAATGTTAAACGCGCCCAATTAGTCTGGACTTTCCACGAAACGAAAGAAAAAATGAAACAAATGAAAGAAACCTTTATAAAAGCGACCGAGAGGATAAAAGAAATCGATGAAAAAGAACCAAGCTTTATCGATCAATACAAAGAAAAATATATGGAAGCGAGAAAAGAATCGGGAATCCCAGATGATAATAATTCTTTTATAAAATATCTGGGTCTGGATCTTGCGGCAGAAATTGAAAATGCACCCTCGTATATAAATTAAAAAATTGATTTTTATATGTTATTTATAGTTTAATGAATAATAATGACTATATGTATCAATCCTTATTGTTGTCCTTATAAAAATTGCACTCTTTTGCACCATCAAAAGAGAAAATTTTATAAAACATTGAATATATGTGAAAAATATACAATTTGTGCTGATTACGGTAATTGTACAAAATTTCATCCTACTCGATGTCCAATGGTAAATGATTATGGTTATTCGGAAAATGAAGGAGAGTTATTACCAAAGGATATAGTTGAAAATATTATACTATATCTTGATTGGAAAGATATCCATCATTTATATAAAACATCCAAACAATTTGATTTTATATTCGATAGGATAAAAAATCCATTAAAAATTAAATATCAGAGAAATATAAAAAATTATTGTAAAAAAATCAGCATCAAAAAATATGAATTAAACGATTCTTCGATCAGATTGTATGCCGATGATAAGATTTTTATTTTTAAAAATTTATATAGTTATTATGAAACATTTATGTGGGATCCAAATCCATCGATACCTAAAGAATTGAATAATAATACAATATTTATCGGTTATAAAGACATCAATATTTATTGTCCTCGTTTAAATGAAAGAGTTGATGCAATGGATAATGAAGGCGTATGGTACGAAGCAAAAATAATAGGAATTACAGATGAATACTATACGGTTCATTTCTTATCGTGGTCTAATAAATGGGATATCAAAATTGCTAAAAAATCCTATGCAATCGCAAAATTATATACATTTACTCCAAACTGGAGAAAGAATATCAAAAAAAATGATTTAATTGATATTAAGATAAAAAATTTGTGGTATGTGGGAGATATAACTGATAAATCTAGAAATTATGTCTGGATAAAAGTAAAAACATTAAAAAATTCATTAACCTCACAAATCTTTAAAAAACTCATCCACGATGATTCGATCGCAATGCATAAAACACACACAGGTATACATAATAATCCTAACCCTGATTATCAAACTATTTATAGGTTCAAGTATTTTGCAACCGCTATATTACACGAACGACTAAATAATGGATTAGTACCGTTATATATGAAGAAAAAACAAGATAAATTTTGGGAATTATTAAGTTTTTGATTTATATTTTTAACAAATAAATGAAATATTATTTTATTATTATTGTAATTGAGATTGTCATTCTCATATTTTGTATATTAATCTATTTGAACCAAAAAAAGATGAATGAAAACTGGGATTTTTCAGAATTCAGTCAACAGGATTGCACGATAGATCCCTATATAGAAAACACACCGAGATTTGGGGGAATACCCAGTAGAGCCAATTTTTGGACGTGTTTGCGCACTGTGCCAAAATAGTTTTTTTACAATGTAGTTTAATAGTTAAAAATATTACATATGATTTTCAATGATACCATAGAATCCATAGTATTCATGAAAATAAATCATCAAAAAATAAATTTATATTTTTCTATAATAGATATGGAAGCCTTTAGAAACTTTTATTTAAAATATCTGGCTGTTCTTCCCAATGTAGATAGAGAAAAAGTATGTACAGATGAAATATATAATAATTATATATTTTTTACTGACTTACAAAGAATTATCAACAAAACTCTTACTGATACACAAAAAGATCAGGGATTACGAATTTTAAAAAATAAACAAAGAAACGGAGTTCGATTCGATATAAGTTTTAATTCGTTAGGAGAAGCATTTAATGAAATTCAGCAAGAAACTATACAACAATTTCTTGAGCGTACCAATTTCTTAGGTACCCCCTTTCAAGAAATAGAGTTTGTTAATAGTGGAGAAAGAAGAATTGATGGATTTACGGATTCGAAAGAGTTTTCTTGTTATCTTTATCCAGATGGACAAACAGGACAATATGGAATATTAAATGAATGTCTTTGTACACCCAACGATAAATATTCATTGGGTTACCCAAAAGAAGATATACCTCCGAATCCTACAGCATTAAAGGTAAAACAAGATTGAATAAAAGTAAATATTACATAAAAAATATAATTAAATTATTAATGAATAAAAACGTATTTCAATGTTAATCTTTATCATTAAAAATTTTTGGAATCGTTATGGATGGTATTTTATTTTTTTCGGGAGTTTGTTGGCTTTGTTTTGTTTATGGATTTATAATAGATCCTCCACCGGGAGTAGCACTATAACCGCCTCATCAATCCTACAAACAATCGCCGAACCCATTTTTTACAAGAATACATCGACGCCTAAACCTCCGACGCCCAAGTCGGAAGAAAAATGTTCTAAAGGTGAAAGAAAATGTAAAGAATTCCTCGAATACCTATTTCAAAAAAAATTTGAAAAAGTACGCCCGGATTTTTTAATCAATCCGGTAACGCATCAGCCTCTAGAATTAGATTGTTATAATGATGAATTAAAATTGGCGGTCGAATACAACGGAAAACAGCATTATGTTTATAATAAGATGATGCATCAAAATTCAAAAGACACTTTCAGAAACCAACAATACCGAGATCATATTAAAAAAGATTTATGCGAAAAAAACGGTATTCGTTTAATCATCGTTCCCTATAGCATATCCGAAGAAAAAATCCCTGATTTTCTCTACGAAAATCTTAAAAAAGCGGGTTATCTTTGAGTGATTCAAAATTGTACAGCCTCGGTAGAATTTTTCAATGCGAGAGTTGATGTTGTCCTACCCTGTATAGTAGTGGCAACATCATCAAAATATCCAGTTCCAACCTCCTGCTGGTGTAATACAAAAGTATAACCATTTTGTCTTTCTTTAAATTCGGGTTTTTGTATTTTTTCAACATAAGCCGTCATGCCCCGTTTCATATAGTCTTTTGATAAATCAAACATGTTATACCACATGGAATGGATTCCTGCAAGAGTGATAAATTGAAATTTATATCCCATAACGGCTAATTTTTCTTGAAAATCAGCAATCTCCTCGGCATCCATATTTTTTTTCCAATTGAAAGAAGGGGAGCAATTATAGGCTAAAATTTTACCTGGATGCTTTTGGTGTATTGCATCCGCAAATTGTTGCGCAAAATCTAAATCAGGGGTACTCGTTTCACACCACAATATATCGGCATATGGAGCATAAGCCAATCCTCTAGAAACCGCCTGATCAAGTCCTTGTCGTGTATAAAAAAATCCTTCATCGGTTCGAGTGCCTACAAGAAACGGCTTGTCATTCGGATCATAATCCGATGTGATGAGATTTGCTGATTCAGCATCGGTCCTCGCGATGATAAGCAGAG